GATAGAGATAGAGCATCATTTAATGTAGTGCCTTATTCAGGCTCTTATTACGGGTCGTAAGCATGGCTAGATTTGCATCAGGCAAAAAATCTTACGCGATTTGTGATCGTTCGGGTTTTAGATATCCGTACAAAAAAATGCGTAAAGAGTGGAATGGACTGTTAGTTGGCCCAGATGAGTATGAGCCAAAGCATCCACAATTGGGACCTTTTAGAACGGTATCTGACCCGCAAGCATTATTAAATGCTCGGCCTGATCGAATAGAGCCTTACGATGTTTTTGTAGGTGTTCCTACAGTAGAAGTACCTGAGCCGAAGCCAACACGTGCTTTTGGGCAAGTAGGTAGTGTAACGGTGACCACATCATGAGCTATACATACGCACAATTGAAAACAGCTATTCAAGATTTCACAGACAATAGTGAAACTACTTTTGTTAACAATCTGCCTATTTTCATTAAAAACGCAGAAGAAAGAATATTAAAAAACATACAATTAAGTTTTTTTAAGAAAAATGCTTCAGGAAACATGACGGCTTCTAACAAATATCTAGCCATGCCGTCTGATTATTTAGCTTCTTTTTCGCTATCTTTTATTAATGGTAGCGGTGATCACGTCTTTTTAGAGCTTAAAGATCTAGATTTTGTTCAGTCATTTAATCCAGATGGATCTGATACAGGTGCTCCTAGATATTATGCAGTATATGATGTGGATAACTTTATTTTAGGTCCGACACCGGATTCTAGCTATAGTAGTGAACTGAATTATTTTTACCGTCCGGCTAGTCTAACGGCGGGGGCAGATAGCGGCACAACATGGTTAAGTGAGAACGCAGAATTGGCTATGTTGTACGGATCCTTGCTAGAAGCGTATACTTTCATGAAAGGTGATGCTGATTTATTAGCCACATATGAAAAGCGGCTGATGGAGGCTCTTGTGGGCATGAAACAGCTTGGCGAGGCTAAAGAAGTCACCGATGAATATAGAACGGGCAAAGTAATTAGGCAGAAACAATGATAAAAGCTTTAGAGATAGATCTCCCCACAAAGTTCAGTGTGGATGTAAAAACAACGAATAAACGTGGTTTTACTCCTGAAGAAGTAGCTGAGCGGTGTGCCGAAAGGCTTATTTCAATATCGGATACTGCTCCAAACGAGCTTAAGGCTCAGGCGCATGCTTTTAAGCGTGATATAATCAGGCTATTATCTTTTTATATGCGGGAAGCAATAAAAAGCGACAGGACTAATCTATACAACATGCTGCTAGAATCCGGGGAAAAAGATCTGGCAGAATTAATTAGGAGACTATAAAGATGGCTTTTACTGGCAACTTCATGTGTACTAGCTTTAAATCAGAGCTAATGACTGCTACACATGATTTCACAAATGGAACAGGTAATACATTCAAACTAGCGTTGTATGACAACAATGCTTCTTTTACTGCAGCAACTACAGCGTACACGGCTACCGATGAAGTTAGTGGCACGGGATATAGCGCTGGTGGCGGTACTTTAACTAATGTTACGCCTACTACTTCGGGAACTACAGCGTTTACTGATTTTGCAGATTTAACTTTTTCTTCTGCAACTATTACAGCTCGTGGTGCTTTGATCTACAACGATACTGCAGCGGGTGATCCCTCAGTAGTTGTCCTAGACTTTGGCAGTGACAAGAGCTCTTCAGCGGGTGACTTCACTATCGTATTTCCTACGGCAGATGCATCCGACGCGATAATTCGTATCGCATAAGGCGTTTTAGATGGCCCAACTAACTGGATGGGGCCGTGGCGCGTGGTCTAGCGGCGCGTGGAATGAAGGTGCTCCTGTCGAAGTTACTGGCGTAGAAGCTACAGGATCTCCTGGTTCTGTAGCGGTTACCGCTGAACAAAACATCCCTCAAACAGGCTTATCTGCTACATCTAGTGTCGGCAGCGTTACTGTCAACGCCGACGCTAATATATCGGTCACTGGCGTAGAAGCTACAGGATCTTCCGGATCGGTAGTTGCTACTGGCGGAGTGAGTATATCGGTAACTGGCATAGAAGCTACAGGATCGCCAGGTTCTGTCATAGTTGCGATCATACGCAATGTAGATGTCACTGGTTTAGAAGCCACGGGATCTATCGGATCAGTCACTGTAACAGGTCTAGCTAGTGTAGATGTAACAGGTTTAGAAGACACCGGATCTGTTGGATCTGTAACAGCAACCGGTAATGCCGACATATCGGTTACAGGGCTAGAATCAACGGGATCTATCGGATCAGTCACTGTAACTACGGAAGTTAATGAAAGTGTTAGTGGGCTGGAAGCAGTCGGTTCACAGGGCACTGTTTCTGTCACAGGTAATGCTAGTGTGACCGTAACAGGGCTAGAATCAACGGGCGAAGTAGGGGATGTTCAGTTCGCTATTTTCGTTACCGTATTTGCAACGGGCGTAGAGGCGACAGGTGAAGTAGGCGACGTTACTGTTGAAATTAATCAGATTGTAGATGTCACCGGTGTCGCGGCAATTGGTCAGGTTGGACCTGCTTTAGTATGGGGTAACATAACACCAAACCAGACTTCAAGTTTTAATGGTATACTTCCCGCACAGACACCTAGCTGGGGAAATATACAGCCTACCGGCACTGACGATTGGACTGAAATATGATAAAAGGTGGTGTATACTAAAATGAGCGAAATACAACCAAATTTAATAGAGGAACTTAGATATGCCTAGTACCTATACCACTAATCTTGGCATAGAAAAGATAGCCACCGGCGAACAATCGGGCGTCTGGGGTGATACTACTAATACCAATTTAGACCTTATAGATCAAGCCGTTAACGGTATTGTATCGATAACTTTACCTTCAGCAGGTACTTCGGGCTCTCCAAATGCACTAAATATTAGCGATGGAAGCCTTTCTGACGGTCGAAACAAGTTCATAGAGTTTGTAGACGGTTCTGATTTAGGCGCCACAGCCTATGTTCAGCTGGTTCCAAACGATGCTGAAAAGATAGTAATTATTAGAAATAGCCTTTCAGGCGGCCAAAGTCTTATTATTTTCCAAGGCACATATAACGCTAGTAATGATTTTGAAATAGCTAACGGAAAAGACGTTGTTTTAAAATTTGATGGCGCGGGAACGGGTGCCACCGTTACACAAGTATTTAACGATTTAAGTGTTGCAGGTATTACAGCAACTACCGCAGACATAAACGGTGGAACCGTAGATGGAGCAGTGGTTGGCGGAACGACAGCCGCAGCAGGAACGTTCACTACCCTGACCGCCACTACTTTAGGCGGTGCTTTAGACGCTAATAATCAAGCGATTACCAACGTAGATATTAACAGCGGAGCTATAGATGGCACCACAATAGGTGCTTCTTCTGCCGCTGCTGGTACATTTACTACGCTTAGTGCTACTACTTTAGGCGCGGCTTTAGATGCTAACAACCAGGCTATTACAAACATTGATGTTAATAGTGGGGCGATAGACGGGACTACCATCGGAGCTTCTTCTGCCGCTGCAGGTACATTTACTACTCTTACTGCGACTACTCTTGGCGGTGCTTTAAATGCTAATAGTCAGGCTATTACTAATGTAGACATTAACAGTGGTAATATTGACGGCACTACAATTGGCGGCGCTTCTGCAGCAGTGGGTACTTTTACCACGATGAATGCAACTACCGTTGATTTAGGCGATTGGACTATTACAGAATCAGCGGGCGTATTATATTTTGCTACAGGTGGAGTAGATAAGATGAAGCTCGATGCTTCGGGAAATTTAACAGTAGTTGGTGATGTAACAGCATTCGGAACGGTTTAATATGGCTATACCTTCAAGTGGCCCATTATCACTGGATGACATCCAGACTGAGTTCGGTGGAACAAACCCTATCAGCTTGTCAGAATATTATGCTGGCGGTGCTAATGTTCCTCCCGGCGCAACAGGTGACAGTGGCCCTATTCCAACGTCAGGTGAGATTGCAGTAGGCGAGTTCTATGGCTCTACAGCTAGAGTACCTATTGTAATTAACAATACAGGCACAACACTTAGAGCAACCATTTACACATTAGCTAGTGCTGATCCAGCGTACATTGCTGGAATAACTGATGTCGTGTACAACAATTCAGGTACACTTTATTCAAATCTCACTACTGGCGCAGCTTTAAGAACAGGTACATTTGCATCTGGTGATACAGTAAAGATTGTTAATACTGGTTTGATTATTGGTCAGGGTGGTGCTGGTGGTAATGGTAGTCCGGGGACACCTAGAGATGGTGCTGGTGGTGGCCGAGCTTTAGCACTACAATGGCCAGTTACTATTGACAACACAGGCGGCACTATTGCTGGCGGTGGTGGTGGTGGCGCGGGCGGTCTTAGTGGGGTATATCCTCTGCCAAATCCAAACCCCAAAGCTCCGCCTAGCTTTCCCCCTTATGGCGGCGGTGGCGGCGGTGGCGGCGCTGGAACAAACGTGGGGACGGGCGGTACTGGTGGCGCACCAGATGGATCGCCGGGTTCGAATGGAACACCAACAACAGGTGGTGCAGGTGGTGCATCCACAGGAGGGCATCCAGCTCCAATCATAGCAAATTCAACAGGTGGTACTGGTGGAAACAGGGGATCAGCAGGATCGCCAGCCCCTGCTGGTACTGGCGGTGCGGCTGGACAAGCAATCATTAGTAATGGTAATACAATCACATGGATAGACATGGGAACAATTAACGGGCCAACATCATGATATTATTTAGAATATACATTGAAGATAATAGAGTTATTAACAAAGTCTATTGGAAAAACCAAGCTGATGATGCTGGCTTCCAAGCATTGGTAGCTCAGATCAATGCAGTATTTCCAAATGAAAACTTACCCTATGACAATCTAGCAATAGGTGTAAATGTCGGTGATTCCAATGTGCTGACAATTCATCAATGTTCAGTAGCACAAGACAGTGCGCTTGCGGCCAGATTACAGAATGATCTGCTAATAGATAAAGACTTCATTCGATATATCTATGATCTAGAAAACGCTACCAAGAGTTACGAGATTTTCTACAAGAACAATCAGGCCTATCCCGTTCAACCATTAGGTGCAGGATTAAGTATCTATCGCATATCAGACATGGTTGACTCTAATTTTAATAAGACAGGATTGCAGGGCGTGTATGTGCGCGGCAGTAATGCAGACATATTTACATGGGCTGAGACATTAAAGCCGGGTATAACTATGCCGATTACTGTAGGCAGACAACTAAATGATGATGATTCCTTCAAGTTTGAATTTAATACAGCAACAAAAGAGCTGGTATCCGTTAAATTATTTGCAAGACCAGAAAGAACAATGGTATGGAATTCAGCGGGTACAGACACATATATTGAATACACCGCCGATTATTTTGAGGATCTAGCTAATCCAGAAGAAGCCGAAATAGTTAAGGCTAAATATGACAATCACGGCAACCGAGTAGCAAGTGACACTGCTATTGAAGACATTAAAGAGTACATAATGGTTCCTAAAGAGGGCGAGGATGGCGTTTTTGAAAAAAGAAAATTATCGGAGATTTAATTTTGCTGAATTTTGAAAAAAATAAATACTTACAATTAAACAACTTTGTAGATCAAAAGACAGTAGACTTATTAACAGAAAGATTATTCCAACACAGAGACAATAAAAAAAGCGCAAGTTACCAAGGTGTTGACGATCAGGTAGAAAAGGCAGATTCTTTCTACTTCAACCAACAACTACACGATGACTTGGTTTCCATGTTTCACTGGAAGGCTAAAGAAAATCTAGAACAAGCCATTGGAAAATCGCTAATTCCATCTTATGTGTATGCACGCATATATAAAAAAGGTGCAGAGCTAGTCAGACATTCAGACAGAGAAGAAACTGAGTATTCAGTCACAGTCAATCTCAATGCTTCATCAAAAAAAGCATGGCCAATATATTTTAAGAATGGCAAAAAAAAGACAGTCGAGTGCAATCTTAATGCTGGTGATGCTGTCATATATAAAGGGGTAGAATTAGATCATTGGCGCAATCCATTAGAAAAGCAATGGCACGCACAGATGTTCTTACACTATGTAGATGCTAATGGGCCATATGCAGAGAAGGCATTAGTCGAACAAGATAGAACAAATAAGTCAATGCTCTTACCAGAAACTACAAACTATTGGCTGTATTCTAATGACAATGACAGCATACCAAGAGACATCTGCAAGTATTATATCGAACAGTTCAAGACGGCTAAGTCAGAGAAAGCCAGCGTAGGACTGGATTCACAAGGCCGTGTTGATGAAAACATACGCAAGGTAAAGCACGCTAATCTACCTACCTGGACAGGAATCACAAGTTATCTAGTGGCCGCCGCACATGATGCAAACTTTCAGAATTGGAATTATGCAATCAGCAAATGCAATCAGTCAGAGTATTTGAAGTACACCAAGACGGGCAAATATGAGACGCACACAGACTATTCTTTTGTGCGTAATCGGCAATTACCAATGGTTAGGAAGCTGACAGCGCTGGCGGTATTGAATGACAATTTCAAAGGCGGAAAGTTCTATCTCGTGGATAATAGTGGCAACAGATTTTACCCGGAGATGAAGGCAGGCAGTATTATTGTATTCCCGTCATACTTACTGCATGGGTGCGAGCCGGTTACTAGGGGCACAAGACATGCGGTTGTTGCATGGATGGAAGGGCCGGAGTTCAAGTGAGTCAGTTTGGCATAGGTTCTAGCCATGTTGTAACTAGGTTAGGCAATAATATGTTAAAACGCTGGGGTTTTTGGACACCTTATTTTACTGTTTTTTTATCTAAAATATACCCGATAAAGCAAATCGCGCATAACCATGAAGGTTCTTTTATATCGATACTTTTAAAGGGTCGATATCGTGAAGTAGTATATCGAGACCAGAAACGCTATATCCGCCACTCCAAATGGGTTAATATTGTACGATATGACGAATATCATGAGGTACAGTGTGATTCTTTTGTGTGGACCTTTCTAGTAATGGGGCCTCGAAAACAAGATGTAACCGCACTATATAAGGGTAATAAAATCCCTTACACACGGCTGACTAAGAAATATAGGTGATTTAAATGCCCTTAAGTAACTTAAAATTTAATCCAGGCGTCAACAAAGAGATCACCTCTTATTCTAATACCGGAGGCTGGTTTGAGTGCGATAAAGTACGTTTTGAAGCCGGATTTCCAAAGAAAATAGGCGGCTGGCAACGGTATTCGACTAGCAGCTTTTTAGGCTCTGCTCGAGCTATTTTGGCGTGGAACGCTTTAGATGGAACTAAATACCTCGGTGTAGGCACTAATCTAAAATATTATATCGTGGATGGTGGGCAATATTACGATATAACCCCTATCCGTTCTACGACCTCCGCGGGCGACGTAACGTTTTCCGCGACCGACGGCTCATCGACCATTACTGTATCGGACACGAACCACGGCGCTTTTGCAGGTGATTTTGTGACATTTAGCGATGCAGTTAGTTTAGGCGGTAATATTACCGCCGATATTCTTAATCAAGAATACGAGATAGTCACGCTTGTTGACGGTAATTCATACACTATTCAAGCGAGAACAGTGTCTTCTATTGGCGATATTACGGTAGATGGTGCTTTAGCTCCTACGCTGGTCACTGCAAATAGTTCAGACACTGGTAATGGCGGCTCATCTACTGTAGGGGCTTATCAAATTAATACCGGATTAGACACCACGCTTCAAGGCACTGGTTGGGGTGCGGACCCGTGGAGTGATGGTGCTTGGGGTGAAGCAGCTGATTTAACCGTTACGGGGGCGGTACTTAGATTATGGATGCATCATAACTTTGGTGAAGATTTGCTCTACAACGTTATGGACGGCGGTATTTATTATTGGGATGCTACGACTACTTTAAGTGCTCGAGGTATTCCTTTGACTAGTGTTAGCGGTGCGGATGCCACAACCCCTACAATTGCTCACAAAATAATCGTTTCAGATAATGCTCGACATGTTATTGCTTTTGGCTGCGATCCTGAAAACGATATTGGTACACAAGATCCTTTATTAATACGCTTTTCTAGTTCAGAAAGTTTAACCGAATGGCAGTCCTTACCTACAAATAGTGCGGGTGATTTGCGCATTGGTAGTGGATCTAGGATTGTGAACGCTATTGAAACACGTCAACAAATCTTAGTGTTTACGGATACTTCAGTACATTCTATGCAGTATTTAGGCGCACCCTTTACTTTTGGTGTGACTCAGATTTCAGAAAACACCACGATTGCCTCACCTAATGCGGCGATAGCCGTGGACGATGTTGTCTTTTGGATGGGTAAATCTGATTTCTACGTGTATACGGGTCAGGTGGTTAAGCTGCCTTGCACCTTACAAACACACGTTTTCGATAACTTTAACTATACTCAAGCAGAAAAAGTCACGGCTGGGTTAAATAGTGAGTTTTCAGAGGTGTGGTGGTTTTATCCTTCGGCTAACTCAAATAATATTGATTCATACATTGTTTATAATTACTTAGAAAAAGTATGGTATTACGGCAGTTTAACCCGAACGGTATGGCTAGATAGAGGCGCGGAAGACTACCCAATTGCTGCTTCTAATGACGGATACCTTTATTATCATGAATTTGGTCAGGATGACGGCAGTCAAAACCCGCCTGTTGCAATTGAGTCTTATATTGAAAGCAGTCAGATATCGATTGGTGAGGGAGACCGGTTTGTTTCATTAAGCCGATTGATTCCTGATATTACTTTTACAGGCTCTTCTGCCAGCACACCTGCCGTTAGCTTCACGCTAAAAGCGCGAAATTATCCAGGTGGTAACTATTTGCAGTCAGATAGCGGAGATACTACTCGTTCAGCAACGGTTCCAGTAGAACAATTTACGGATCAGATTGATGTTCGCTTGAGAGGAAGGTCTTTTGCGATTAAAATAGAGTCAGATGAAACAGGGGTGGAATGGCAGTTAGGCACACCTCGGGTTGATATACGAACCGACGGTAGACGATAATGTCTCGAGGTTTAGTTCAATTAACCTTTCCAAACGCACCGGCTGAGTATAGCCAGCGCCATATGTCCGAGGTTTTAAGGACTTTTGCGGTATTTTTGCAACAAGTTCAGAATCCCGGCCCGTGGGAAGCATCCACGCTAACATTAACTAATTTGCAAACAGATGATTACGGTCTTGCCGAAGGCGAAGTCTTTCAGCAAAACGGTTTTCTAAAGATAACTTTGTTAGATCAGCCTAATCCGCGTGGTGTATCTTCTACAGGTGGCGTAGGCTCAGTAACGGTGGTAACCCCATGAGCGATGATACAGTTATTATTATGGATGATGGGTCTAAATGGCGGCCCAGCACAAGCACAGACAGCGTAAAATGCGCTTCTTGTGACAATTTAGTCGATACTCCAGCCGAAATAGCCTCATATCCTGGAGGAAACTGCCCAAACTGCGGTAATTCGTGGACGGGTAGTGAGGAAAAGAGTACACTGATTCAAGTTACCATGCCAACAAGTCTATCCGGAGGAGCGGGATAAATGGCCGAAACTGACATTGAAATTATTATGGACGATAGTCCAGAGATGGACGAGGCTCCGGAAATGATGGAGACGGAAAAAATGGCAATGGCCGGTCGCAATGGCGATACGGTAGTAGGTCACCTCACAGAAGGTGAATTTGTCGTTCCTACAGAAATCTTTGAAGGCAATCCCGATTTAGTTGATATCTTATTCACACGTATGCGTGAGGCAGGTATCGAGGATCCTGAGCGTTATATCGTAGGCTCAGAACTTAATTCAATAAATCCAGAAACCGGCATGCCGGAGTTCTTTATTGGCGGTATTACCAAAGCTATTGGCGGTGCATTTGGCGCGGTCGGTAGTGCATTAAAAGCGGCGGCTCCTTACGCCCTACCTGCAGCATTATCTTTTAGTCCACTAGGGCCTGTTTATGGTCGTGCCGTGGGCACCGGTATCATGCAGTTGGTACAAGGCGGTAATTTTAAAGACGCTTTACAATCATCATTAATGAGTGGTGGCACAGGCGCTTTCCAAGCCGGTTTGATGAGCAAGTTTGCTGGCGGTACTTTTGGTGGAGGCATTCAAAATGCGCTTAAATCACCTGCAACGGCTGGTCTTAGCTCAATGGTTCCTAAAGCTGAGGCTCAAGGCAGCTTTGGATCAAATGTGGCTTCTGCTGCGGCAGGGCAACCAGCTGAGGTAGTTCCGATGGGTGGTTTTAACCCACCTGCTGTGGGGCCTTTAGGCGGTTCTTTAGATGCTGCTTTACCGGGATATACGGCTCGTGTAGAACCGTTACCGACTATTCCCCAACCTACCGTAGCGCCTCAATCGCAAGGCTTCTTTGGTAAAGCTAAAGATTTTTATTCAGATTACATTAGTCCTAGCCGCGAAAGCATTATGCCTACAGCGGAAGATATTCAAGCAAAGGCTACAGAATACGTTAATCAAGGTTATAGCATGGATAAAGCCTTGGATATTGCTCGAGAAGATCTAGCTCCAGGTTTAATTCAAAAATATGGACCGCTCGCGGCCATCGGCACAGGTGCTTTGTATGCCGGTGGATTCTTTAAGCGACCAGAAGTAGATCAACCAGAGCAATTACCTACAGGTGCTGAGTTATTAGCACAGGATCCTAGTCGATATAGACTTCCGTCAGAAGCTTTCATGCCTACTAGATCTGCAGGCTCTTATTATGTACCGACAAAATATTATGAAGACGGTGGTGAAGTATTCCCACGTCGTAACGGCGGAATAATGCCTGATGAGGGCATTCCTAATCAAGATAGCGTCAAAGCTATGCTTATGCCGGGTGAATTTGTAATGACAACTGACGCTGTAAGAGGCGCCGGTAATGGAAACCTTAATCGTGGAATTTCTAACATGTATAGCATGATGAGAAATTTGGAGAATAGAAACGACCGCATGGCTTAATCATGTCCGAGTTATTAATGACAGAGGACTATTGGGCTAAGCTTGAAGGCATCTGGAAGGTGCCTGTTGTTATTAGACCAGAGTTCATAGGTTATTTAGAACGAGCTAATGACAGAGTTTACGTACATTGCGATGTATTTAAATGGAATCGTACAGTCAAGGAAGAGATTGAGTTTTATCTTCAGATACTAATAAAGCTGCAAGATGGACCACTGTACGCGGAGCACAATGTTGGTGATAGAAAACATTTAAAATGGCTAAAGATGTATAAATTTGAGTTTTTAGAGAGTCAAATTAATTCTGAAGGCCTTGTGAAACAAGTTTATATACGAAAGGACCAGTAATGGGTGGAAAAAGCGGAGGCGGTTCTTCACAACCGTCAACTACAACTCAATATGTAAGAGAAGCGCCTGAAATAGAAGCGTTTAAACTGGGGCTGTTGGAAGCAGGAAAAGAACTTGCTCAACGCCCCATAACTCTACCTATTCAACAAATTGCCGGACAATCGCCTTATCAAATGGCGGCATATGATCGCATGGCTCAGATGATGGGTGGTCTTGGCGCTTATGCTCCTATACCGAGTGGACCTCTAGGTGCTCCTATAGGCGGTGGGCCTAGCTTTCGTCCAACCGGAAATATACCGTTCGATAGTACTAGTAGCACAACCAGCGCAGACATGATGGGTGGTGGACCTCGACCGGATCGTCAACCCTTTAATCAGCTTCGTAATAGTTTTCTCGGTGGCATGCGAACAGGTCCTGAAACGCCTTTCACAGCACAAACTGTTGGTCAGGAGGGAGCAACCGGCGGAATGATGCCTGCTATGGCAACTTATAGCACAGCAGCCGAGGGCATCGATCCCATACAAGGCGGCATCGATCCCATACGAGGCGGCATCGCTCCGGCACCTGAAAGAGCTCCTGAACCGGAATCTACTGGACCACTTTATGCTTATCCACAAATTAGTAAGTATGCTCCAGGATTTACAGATCCCTTTGGTCGACCACGTAATACTCGTTTCGTAGTAGGCCCAGATACCGGTCTTGGAAAAGTGATTACTAATGCTTATGGCGGATCTCCGGATAGCACGTTTGACGGCGAGCCTATTGTCCCTCCTGAAAGTTTAGGTGGCGGTTTGTCCGCGGCCCCCGGTGCACAGCCTATTGACGTACCGGACATTCAACCCGGTATTTCTGCTTACCAGCAGTTAATCAGACAAGGCGCACAAACGGCACAACAAGGTGCTGGCGCGGCACTTGGTGCATTAGGCGGAGCGCAGCCTTATCAAGCCGCGGCCCGCGAAGCATTGATGTCAAGCATGGCAAATATTCCAGGTCAGGTTATGCCTGCCCAACAGCGCATGGCTCAAGCGGCACAGTTTGGTCAAGGTGCAACGGCAGCCGGTATTGGTTCGTTGACCGGTGCAGCCGAGCAATTTAGCCCAGAAGCTATTCAAAGCTTTATGAGTCCTTATGAAGATGCGGCAGTTCAGTCTGCATTAGGTGATATCGCACGACAAGGTCAGATACAACGTGAGCAATTACGTGGTCAAGCAGCACAGGCGGGAGCATTTGGCGGTAGTCGCCAAGCCGTTGCTGAAAGCGAATTAGGAAGAAATATATTAGACAAACAGGGTCAGGTAGCTGCAGAAATGCGTCGTTTAGGTTACCAAGATGCCGCGCAACGCGCAGCACAGGCCTTTGAACAGGCTCGTGGTCGTCAGATACAAACAGCCGGTCAGATGGGTAACCTAGGAGTTGCCGGTGGCCAGTTGGGTGTTAGTGCAGCACAGCAAGCGGGTCAGTTAGGTTTAGCCGGTCAGCAATTAGCCGGAGCCCTTGGTACTGATTTAGGTCAGTTAGGTGCTCAGTATGGTCAGCTAGGATTAGCAGGCGCCGGTCAGTTAGGTCAATTAGGCCTTCAGCAGGGCTCATTGGGTGAGTCGCTACAAACCACTGGAATTAGAGATATTGCTCAGTTAACTGAGGCTGGTAAGCAGTTACAAGCACAACAGCAGGCTGAGCTTGAGGCACAACGTACATCTGATCTAGCACAATTGTATGAGCCGTATCAGCGACTAGGCTTCTTATCAGACATATATAAGGGCGCACCTAGTACACAGATGACTACAACGCAGACTCCACAGGCGTCTGTATCACCAGCACAACAGTATTTAGGTTTAGGAATTGCAGGATTATCTGCAGCAGCCGGAGCACAAAAGGCAGGGTTATTTTAATGAATAGAAACGTAATGAATCGACAGATGTTTGCTAAAGGTGGAGCAGCTTTCCCTGATCTAAGCGGTGATGGTCAAGTTACACAACGAGACATATTGATGGGCCGTGGAGTGCAGTTCAAGCAAGACGGCGGTCGTGTGATGACTGAGGAAGAAAAAATCCAGCGAGCACTTGAAAACGAAAGATTTAGGCAAGAGATGGGCTTAGACCGAATGCCTACTGCCGAAGACCGTGCGCGTATTGAGCGTATGCGCATAGAGCAGCTTTCTGATGAAGAAAGAAGATTCTTACAAAGAGAGCGTATGCGTGGTATTGAGGGTTATCAAGAAGGCGGCATGGTTCCTCCAATGGACCCCGCTATGATGGCACCTCCAATGGATCCTGCAATGCAAGAAGGTATTGCCGGTCAATTAGATCCAGCTATTCTAGAACCTTTATTAGCCGAAGCGGCTACACGTTTTGGTTCTATTGACGAAGCATCAGATTATGAAGACCTTATTAACCGTGTGCGTGGAGACCGCGCACCTCTAGAAGCACGTCGTGATGAATTATCTATGTTTGTAGGTGAAGCTGACGCGGCGCAAACTCCAGACTCGGTATTGGCTATGGTTCAGCCTGTTATTCAAATGTCAGGTGTCGACCAAGGTATTGGTGGTTTAGCTCAACAAGCGATGGATGTACCTGTCGAAGGCCCGATGGCCGAGGGTATTATGTCGATGGCCGCGGCCCCCGAACCAATGCCGGCAGCAATGCCTATGGGCATGGATCAGGGCATGGGAGGCCCTGCTCCTGTAAATTTTAACCAAGGCGGCGCAGTGCGTCGCGGGGACGACCAGCCCGTTCAGTATTATCAGCAAGCTGGCGCTGTTATGACGCCTGAGCAAGAAGCTTTGTTAACTCAAGCTTATGGCGCTGGCGCTCAACAAGGTGCTCGAGAAGGTTATCAGTATGGTATTAGTCAAATTCCACAAGTTCAATCATTAGAAGATATTTTTGCTGAGCGTAAAGAAAGCTATCGTAATCTATTAGGTGGCAGCGAAGAGCAAAAGAATCTAACCCAAGCACAGATGTTGTTTGATATTGCTAATTTAGGTTTAGGTTTTGCGGGTGGCGCGGGCGCTGTTCGTCCAGGCATGAGCCCTGCAGAGCAATTAGCAGCAAGTGCAGTTAAATTACAAACCTTACCGACTATCTCACAACGCGCTGGTACTCAATTAGAGCAGCAGCAGAAAGTTGATTTTGCCGCTATGCAAGCGGCTGAAAAAGCACAAGAAGGTCAACGCGCTAGTGCCACTAAGCTTCAAGAGCAGCTTCTTGAAAACCTAAGTAAAGCAGAAGTAGAGCGAATTAAAGCGCAAGATCCGGGTAAAGTAGGTGCTTTAAACGATTATGTGGCAAACATTGACATGGTAGTTCGAGGTACACCGGTTAAAGCGGGCGAAACATTTACGGTGCCTAACAATGTAGCTGACAACCTTTCTTATACGTATGGTGCGAATTCACTTAATAAAACTAATGCGCCAACGGCACCTCAGTCTTATGTTACAACTAAAGAAATTACTATTGGTACAAAAACATATCCAGCTAATACTCGCCTTCCTCTAACTAGTGACGCTGTAAATGCGATACAGGCTGAGCATGGTCTATCATCTTTGAATAAATATGATGAGAAGACAGAAAAAGCTTCTACCTTAGTTCAGCTTGAGGCGGACAGTCCGTTAGCAAAACAACTAGGTACTCAGTTTGTTGAAGCCATACAACAAGGCAATCAATTCTTTATACAAGGTGCTGACGAAAAAGCGTTTACTGTTCCGTTAACAACAGAATTAGGCGGTCAGTATTATGCCGTGTCTTCGGATAAGCGGTCAGATGCTATGATAAGGCGAGAAAACCAAAGAGCGGGTAATGCGGCAATTTTGTTTGCCACGGCGTCTAAACTCGGCAAAGATCTTCCGTCAGAAACTCAAATGGCAGATTACATTACAAATAATTACAACTCTTTGCCTTCACTCGATCAAATATATGATAACAAAACTCCATTACAGCTTGCTGAGATGGATAAAGCTTTCAATTCAGTTGATTTCCGTACTACACTCGACATTGCTAAAAGCGTGAAACAAGGAACAGGATTCTTCAATCAGTTAGGTGCTCGTATTAGTACGCTAGGTGGTGCCATTGGCGTTGATTTCTTACAGAATATGGGTAAAACAGCTGCTGAAGCTAAAGCTGAATTACAACTAGTGCAAACTTTAGGCGCTGCAGCCTTAGCAGATAGTCCTAGATTCGCGGTAACAGATGTTAACCTTAAGAGATTATTGTTCACTGATCCGGATAAATTTATTCAAGATCCTGAAAAAGAACTTTTGAAGATGCAAAACTTAAAAGGATATCTTGAGGCTGAGCTAGTTGGTTTAGGTAATGACTTACGAACCGCTAGAGCAGGAACGGAAGTAAAACAGATAAAGGACAAGATTAGTGCAGCTAAATCTGCACTTAGCATGATGAGTACAATTAAGTCAGCACCACCCGGCTCACGAGCAAAAACAGCTACAGGTATGTTTAGAGGAAAATAACCAGGAATTAAATTCTATGGCGTCTCAAAATCCAATTGCAAAAACCATACAAGATACTAAAGATGCGCAAAAAATCGCTGAAGAAAAGCGTGCTTTGCCGTTGCCTGGTGATTTTTCAGCACTTGAAATAACTGAGCAAGATTTATACGGCGGTCCTGAAAATAGCTATCAGAATTATAGCGAGGAAGGACTTTTTGGTTTTAATGATAACGACATCGATCAGACTGAAGATTTTATTGCTACACAGGCCCTTGATCGATTGTTATTTGACTATGAAGCTCCTAAAGATCTCGTGGATATTTTAGGTCAGGATGTTGTAGAAAACATTGATGCCGACACGGCTTATCAAAAGTTATTAGAAAAAGGTTACACCCGCGCAGATATTATCGATCAACTCACAAGTTTAGAGGACGCTGGGTTGGGCGAAGGTTTTATCACAGAATTTCCAAAATCTACTGCGGCAGGTTATGCCGGTGTTCGGGGTGCCCGATTACTGGCGCCGCTTGGCACACCTGCTGGTCCCGTTGGACAGGTGGTTGCGGGAACGATAGGCTTTTTAGGTAGCGCTGGTCTTTCTTATCTTGGTTTAGATAAAATAGAAAACTTAATCTTTGGCGACACTGTGCCTATGCCCTCACAGCGTGGTGAATTTGAAGCTGGAAGAACTTTGGGCGGTGTCGGTGCTTCACCTGCGATGGTGTTGGGCATGTCTAAGAAAGGCGTTAATCTAGGCGCCGCAGATTTTGTTGCACAGGTAGCCGCAAGAAACAGAGCTAAAGAAGAGCTTTTTAAAAGTAAACAAATACGTTTTAAAGAGCTACAAGCTAAAAGAGACGAACTTCTTGAGCAGGGAAAACCTCTACCAGATTATTTAAAGGGCGATTTAAAAGCTACGGCTTTAGAACTAGAGAAAGTGCCTTTAGATAAACGATTTGCTGGTGGCATAGAAAACTTACTGAACCGATATCAAAAAACAGCTAAAGACAAGCCCCTTACTTTTGGTGTTTATGAAACCACTTCTGCGGGAGGTTCTGCTATAGGGGCGTATATAGCTGAACAATACGGTCCAGCTAGTTTGGTTGAACGCGGTGGAGCAGAACTACTGGGAGGTATGGGAGGTAGTCTTGCAACTTCCGCAGCTGAGCGTGCAGGCCGTTTGCTTGCAGGAGGCGGAAGGTTTTTAACGGGTGTTTACGGCGGCCCGCGGACCACGGGCGAAGGAGTTCTTAGGGGCGGACGATATTCCGAACAGTTTGATAAGTCTTTCCCTGGCTTGCTTGATTTTTTCAAAGGCACTGACAGAAAAAAAACTGAAGCCGCGAAAGAGATTTTAGGACGAATAATTGAAGCAGGCGAAGATCCTGATGAGATAATTAGATTATTAAACGATCCTGCGAACGTAGAAGCCATCAACTCAGCGGCTGCAAGTAGAAGTCCTATATTACAAGTCATCGAAGCTGCTCTTATGCGAGATAACCAAAAGTTAGCAAAAGGATCTCAACAAGCTTATCAAGAAACACGTGCTGCATTGCGTACTAATATGATGGAACTTGTAGCTTTAGGAGACATAGATTCTTTGGCAGAAGCTGCCAGGATTCAGCAAACACTTTTTGAAGATGCTTTAGAGACTAGATTAGGTGCAGCAACAGAAGCGGTGTTAGATGCAGCAGATAAATTACGTGGTGATGGATCTCCTTTAGCTCCAGAAGAACTTGCTGAAAAATTATATGACACTGTCACTCAAGTGATGAGAGTTGCTCGTGCTCAAGAGCGAGCTTTATACAAGGCTATACCAAATGAGGAAATAACTCGTTTTATTGATCCTCAAGGTAATGAAATAGATGTGCCGTATTTTGTTCAAAGATTTAACGATCCGGAGGACATGATGCCCGAGGGACCTGAGATGCAGGAGGAGCTTCAGAATATATACGGTAAGCCTATTTATAACTTTATAAAAAGATTTTCAGGCGAAGGTGAATTAGCAGAGTTTAACCTAGAAGACGCTGTTGCAGATGCTGTTAGAAACAGTAGAAGTGTTTCAAGAGCACGCGATTCTTTTGAAAAAATTAATGATGAATTGCCCTCTGCATTAAATGATTCGGCTAGATTATTAGAAGAGTTGAGAGAAAGTGTGCCTGACTTTGCTGATATTCCTGAAGGATCTATTGATGAAATTAAACTTTTAAACAAGCTTGTAAATAATCCTCCAAAAGAACTTGGTCAAGAGTTAGTTGATAGATTAAGAGGTAAGGTTGAAGGTAACCAGCTAGTACAAAGCGAAGCTAAAGCTAAGATTAGAAATATTAAAAGATTCCTAAAAGCACGCCTTCGTGTGGATCAGGTAGAAACAGCTGCAGAAGAATCAGCTAGGCTTCGATTAGGAAAACAGGTATCGGGTCAAGTTGATAAAATACCTTTAACCGTAGGTCAGCTAAGAGAAATTGCAACTGAAGCTCGTTCAAAAGCAGCGGATTATAGACTAGCCGGTGCTGGAAACAAAGAAAGAATGCTTAATAATATGGCAGACGCTTTCTTAGAAACCATAGAAAGTGTTGAAAACCCAGATGCCACTGATGCGTTGAGAGTAGCTCGTGCATATAGTAAAGGTTTTCATGACACCTTTACCCGAACTTTTGCGGGCGATATAACTCGAGAAACTCGCAAACAAGGCCGAAAAATATCTCCAGAAGAAATGTCTAAAAAAATATTGAGTGGCGGCTCTGAGTCCGCCCGTATGCGATATAAAGAAGTAAGAAATATTATTCCGTTTTTAGACGAGGCTGTTCAAGCTGGTAGAATAACTCAGCAAGAAGTGAATGAGTTAGGTTCTAGCATTGACGGTGTTTTTGAACTGATATTACGTGCTAACAGAGCAGAAATGCTTGACCCCGAAACAGGTGTAGTTAATCAGAGAAGTTTAAACAAATGGATAAACGATCCTAAAAATCAACGCTTGTTAGAAACTTTCCCAACGTTGATGGACGATCTTCAAGATGTAAACAAAGCTAATGTATTGTTAGATGAAACAACCAAAGTCAATAAGGATCTAAAAGCAGAAAGAGCGGCGGAATCTGTTGTAGCTAGGTTGGCTTTAAAAGAATATGAAGATCCTGCTATAGCCATAAAAGATGCCTTAGCAGAGAAACGGCCTGAAAAATCAATTGTTGAGTTTATTAGGTCAATAAAAAATGCTGATAGAGATGTTGTCGAAGCTTTAATCAAACAAGATCCAGTATTAAGAAGAAAAAACCCGCAAGAAGTTTTGAACAGCGGGTTAAAGTCTTCTTTTATAAAAATGGCTCTTTTAGACGGTGGCGGTCCGTTTAACGCTGAATTTAGAGCCGATAGAGCTTACGAAAGTTTGTTTGAACCAATAAAATATGGTCGAGGAAAAACTTCCTTAATGGATATTTTGGTTCAACAAAAAGTATTTGATAAGACCGAAGCCAACAATATCAAAGCAATGCTTAGCCAGCTTTTAGAGTTTGAGGCCAAAGATGCTGCAGGACAGCTGGATCTTGAGTTAGGTAAAGCACCTAATCCTGCCTTGGATTTCTGGTTACGTGTTTCGGGTGCCGCGGCAGGTGCTCGCTTACAAAAGATGCTTCCTGGAGATGCTCAGGCGGGTTCTTTAGTAGCGGCAGGTGCCGGTTCTAAATACTTCCGACAACTTTTCCAAGAGATTCCTGCATCCATGCATCTTAAAGCCATGGGTGATTTAATGCAGGATCCACAAGCATTAGCCTTATTCTTAAAAAAAGCTAAGGACGGTCAAGAAGGCGCAGGCATTGCTAGATCGCTTGCACGATGGTTCGTAGACCGCGGCTATATGACCGCTGCTCGTGGAGTTCCATTCTTGAACAGAGAAAGTGAATTGTTTGAAGAATTCTTCCAAGATGAAGAACAACCGGC